CACACATGATGAGGGTATTACCACTACCCGTATTCATATCACCCGACATGCGCCCACCTTCCAAAGAATACTTAATAACACCATCATATGTATATCCAGAACACCTATTAAGCAACTGTTGGTGTAACAAACCCGCCAGCCAACGATTATGTTTGTAGACTGAAAGGTAAATAGAATGTTCCCACATGAGAAGAGATTTTGAAACACATTGGTCAAACCTCTTGGCATCAACCCCTATAGCAACTGGATCAAGGTACAAATTCCAGATGTTAGAGATTGCGTTGCCAGCCATATCAGCATTAAGTCCTTTAATGACGGTCCTAACACCGAATATGGAATCTATAGTGTTATATATATCATGCTCGAATGGTTTAAGAAACCGTCCGAGTTCAACATTATACTCTGGACTCCGTGGAGATATAACACGGGGTATAATGTCTTTGAAAGGTTTACTAGTTAAATTGGTTTTCTCAATTTTCACAAAAACCTTAATCTTTGCGTATTTATTCTGGTACCCCTCGCTATCGAGTTTCTGTACCGCCTTGATATAAATTGCTTTCTTTCGACCGATGTAACTGCCAATAAATTGGTCAGTCGTCCATCTGGTGGGTTTCCGGCAAGATCGTAAAAAGGAGGTCCTGAAACAAGACAACAAATTTCGAACAACAGCCACTCCTGGCGATGTTGGAGGGAGAGTCCCCTTTTCGTCAGTAAAGAAAACACGCTTCAAAACTGCTGACTCAAGGTTAGTGATAGTTTTAGATGGAATACCCATTTGTATCTCACTTGAAACACCACAAAAAGTAGTGAGATGGGTTTTCTTAGGACGAGTCCTTACTCCCCTGCTAACAATCAATGATCCATGTTTTAACACACTCCTATTGGTAATGAAGCCAGCAGTGGTAGCAAGGCCACCCTAATCACTTTCGAATTGGATTACCTTGGTCTTAGAAAGTCCAAGGTACTCCAAAAATCGTCGACCAGGATTACGGGGATGAACGTTTAACCCATTCATCAACTCTGCATGATAAGAGGTCATTGCCATTTTAAAAGCAACGTCCCCAGCATCCGGTGAAAAAACACGCGCAAGTATATAAGGCAAGTGATACAGAACGTGGCTGGGTCTCAATCCACGCTCCTTTAAAAGAGCAGTAGCTTGATGACGAACCAACATAATGTTCGCTGTAGTATACTTGGGTGTTCCCAGATTGCATTTAATCAAGCAGGCAACATCATTTGACATTTGATGTTTACGCCGGCGACAATTCTTGCGATACTCATCACGTTGGATGTGTCTAGCGATAGTAGTGCGATCGGCAGGGGTAACGGCTG